CAGACAAGCCGCTCATACATTTGTATGAAGGTTTTGGCTCAAATGACATTGACCACATCTGTTCACGCATACGCTACATGGTCACCGCTTTAGGCTGCAGTGCGATTTTCTTAGACCATATTTCCATATTGGTGTCGGCTGCTGAAGGTGATGAGCGGCGCATGATTGACCAGGCTTGCACGAAATTCAGAACCCTAGTGCAGGAGTTGAACTGCACACTGTTTATGGTTTCACACCTCAGACGCCCAGATGGCGATAGGGGGCACGAAGCCGGCGCAGCTGTGAGGCTTTCACAGGCCAGGGGCAGCCATGCCATAGCGCAGCTGTCTGATGCCTGTATTGCCATGCAGGTGGATTCTGACAACCCAGACAATGACGTGCGCTACCTGCGCATTTTAAAGAACCGTTTCACCGGACAGACCGGTGATGCTGGAACCCTGGTCTATGACCGGGAAACTGGCCGTCTGCTCGAAGAGGAGTTGGCGGCTTTACTTGAACCTGCTGAAGAGGAGAGCATTACCGATGACAGCAATCAAACAAATGAAGCTACCGTTCACTGATGCAAGAGGCCGTTTTTATGCGGACGCTGACAATGACAACGGCCCAGCTAAAAGTGACACTGAAGCCAAGTGGCGTGACTTTCACGCACAAAACCCAGGTGTTTATGACCTGATCGAATTGTACGCTTTCAAAGCGATTGCAGCTGGTCGAAAACACTACGGGATGCAATCAATCATCGAGGTGGTGCGCTGGCATAGCGATATCCAGAGCGGCCCAGATGGTGACGGCTTCAAGATCAACAACAACCACGGCCCATATTACGCCAGGTTGTTTCACGAACAGAATCCACAATACGATGGTTTCTTCCGCACACGCACAATCAAAGGAGAGTAATTGGTGGTGATGGATTTCGATGATTACGATGACCCAGATGCTTTCGATAGCTACCAAGGCATCGCAATGGATTTCGCTGTTTACCCAGGCATGATGATTTATCCTGCCCTGGGGCTGGCTGGTGAAGCCGGTGAAGTTGCTGAGAAGGTAAAGAAACTGGTCCGTGATGACCTGGTTCCGCTGGATGAGAATTTCAATACAGCCAGAAACATTGACTACAAGGCCAGACGTGACCTGGCATTGGAATTAGGTGACGTGCTCTGGTACGTTGCCGTATTGGCAGATGACATTGGTTACAGCCTGTCAGAAATCGCAGAAATGAACATCGATAAGCTTTCATCTCGCAAGAGACGTGGCAAAATTGCAGGCTCTGGCGATTTCAGATGAAACTGATAGCTGATCTGGAAACAGACGGCTTTCTTGACGAACTTACTACCATCCACTGCATTGCGCTGCTCGATGTTGATAACCCAGCTGATGCCCGGGTCTATGGGCCAACTGAGATATCAGAGGCTATCGAGCGTATGAGCAATGCGTCAGAATTGATACTGCACAACGGTATCTGTTTTGACATCCCAGCAATCCAGAAGCTTTACCCTTTCTTCAATACAGACAAAATCAACCTGGTCGATACTTTGGTGTTGGCCCGGTTGATTCATTCTGATGTGCGAAATGAAGACGGAGCAAAGTGTCTTACCAATGAAGCTTTTCCACGCCGGCTATATGGCTCACACAGTCTAGAGGCTTGGGGCTATAGGCTTGGCGTGTTGAAAGGCGATTTCGGTAAGAACACGGATTGGTCTGTCTACACAGAAGAGATGGGAAAGTATTGTTTGCAGGACGTGGTCGTCACCCACAAGCTTTGGCAGCATTTGCAGCCCGGGCGGTGGTCACAGAAAGCAATCGCTTTCGAACACGACATTGCAGAGATTTGCCACAGGATCGGCAGAGCAGGTTGGACATTCGACATGCACAAGGCAGCATCGCTCTATGCGCAGCTGGCCCTGGAACGCTCGACATTGGAAGATGACCTGCAGGAATTATTTCCGCCTTGGACAATAGAAAACGAATTTATTCCAAAGGTGAATAATTCCAAGCTGGGCTATGTAAAAGGTGAACCCTTTATCAAGCAGAAGCAGATCCAGTTTAATCCAAACAGCCGAAAGCATATTGAACATTGCTTGCGCCAGAAATATGGGTGGAAACCGAAGTCATTCACGCCATCAGGTGATGCAAAAATTGACGAGGGCACTTTGTCCTTACTGCATTACCCAGAGGCACAAAAACTGGCACGTTCATTTATGCTGCAGAAACGCCTGGGCCAGCTGGCCGAAGGTAACGCAGCATGGATGAAGCTTGCAGACACAGACGGTAAGCTGCGGCACACGATTAATCCATTAGGCACAGTCACAGGTAGGGCCAGTTCATTTGGGCCAAACTTGCAACAAGTGCCGGCTATCCGTGCAGCTTATGGCAAAGAGTGCCGTGAGTTGTTCACGGTTCCGCCTGGTTACCAGCTGGTCGGCTCAGACTTGGCTGGTATTGAGTTGCGCTGCCTAGCGCATTTCCTGCCGGACGGCGGTGAATATGGTCGATTGATACTCGAAGGTGACATCCACCAGGTCAATGCAGACCGCATGGGCATCAGCCGTGAACACGCAAAACGTGTCCAGTACGCCATGCTGTATGGTTCGGGGGATGCTAGGCTAGGGCAGATATTAGGCAAGGGTGCGAAGGAAGGCCGAGCATTAAAAGAGGCTTATTTCGAAGCATTACCAGCCTTCCCAACATTGCTGCGCCAAGTGAAAGATGCAGTCAGGCGGCGGGGTCACCTGCTTGGCCTGGATGGCCGGAAGCTATTGGTGCGCAGTGAACACGCTGCACTGAATGTTCTTCTGCAGTCAGCCGGTGCGCTGATAGCAAAGAAATGGGTGCAACTAATTGACCAACAATTTCAACAACAGCCTGACCTCAAGGCCAGCTTAATCGCTTGGATTCATGATGAGGTGCAGTGTGCAGTTAGGAGTAACGCTGACTATGTCGGAGATAATATCCTTAGAGCAAGTGCGACAGAGGCGGGAAAAGCTTGGGGCATCAAAATCCCAATCGAAGCCGAATACATTGTCGGAAACACCTGGGCCGATACCCACTGAGGCGGACGCCAAGCACCTGGCAATGATTTACTCTGTCTTGTGCGCAGCGAGGACCAACCCTTTCACAACCAAAAGCGATTTAGCCAGGAAGGCTGCCAATGAGGTGGCCCTGGCTGCTAGTGAGGGGTTCATTTCAACAAAATTAAGTGAAGCAACCTTTGCCAACGTCTGGATGATAACAGCTGAAGGCATAGCGTTTATGGAGTGGTGTGACGATGTTTTTAGCGATTGATACCGACATCCTGCTGTACAAAGCGGCCACATCAGCTGAGACAGAAATAGACTGGGGTGATGATGTTTGGTCTCTGTACACAGACTTGAGTGACGCAAAATCTGCGTTCGAAATGCAGCTGGACAAGATAACCCAGAAACTGGGTGTTCATGATTTTGTGTGCTGCCTATCTGACCACGGCAACAATTTCAGAAAGGAAATTGATCCGACCTACAAGTCGAACCGGAAGGGTCAACGCAAGCCGGTAGGATATGTTGCCCTGGCAAGCTGGGTTGAAGAGACATTCAAATCATTCAGAAAGCCAACACTAGAGGCCGATGATTGCCTGGGTGTATTGGCAACCATGCCCATCAATCAGGACAGATGCATCATGGTTTCAGATGATAAGGATCTGAAGACCGTGCCTGGAAAGCTGTACCGGCCAATGGCTGAAGAAACCCTGGTCATTAGCGAAGCTGATGCAGACCGGTTCTTTTACACACAGGTGCTGACCGGTGACACAGCAGATGGATACAAGGGCATCCCTGGTATCGGCCCAAAGAAGGCAGAAGCCATTCTGGGTGCTCGCCCGCACTGGGGAGCAGTTGAACAAGCATACATAAAAGCGGGCCTTACTAAGGGCCATGCAATTCACCAGGCAAGGCTGGCGAGGATTTTACGCTGGTCAGACTGGAACGACATTAAAGGAGAGCACATCCCGTGGACCCCATGAGAGACATAATTGAACGTGACCGGTTGCTGGATGCTGGTTATGAAACAGACAATCGATTTCCACTACCGGATATGGTGGACAATCCAGCGCATTACACCCAAGGTGATATTGAGTGTATCGAAGCTATCCGGGCCGCATTAGGCAAGGCTGGCTTTATAGCTTTTTGCCGTGGTAATGCCATCAAATATCTATGGCGCCTGTTGGACAAGCATGAAGATGGGCTTGTTGATGCACAGAAGGCCAGCAAATATCTTCAGTGGATAAAAGAGGAACTGGATGCTGAGTAGTCAGCAGATTCCATTCCCGCACGACAAATTCAACATCATCTACGCAGACCCACCCTGGACTTACAAAGTTTGGAGTCAGGCGGGTGCAGGGCGTACAGCTGCATCGCATTACGATGTGATGAGCCTTGACGATATCAAGGCGCTACCTGTGTCCAGCCTAGCTGATGATGACTGCGCTTTGTTCATGTGGGCCACATATCCCAACTTGCGTGAGGCATTTGATGTCCTGGACGCCTGGGGTTTCACATACAAAACTGTGGCCTTCACCTGGGTGAAGAAGAACAAGATTGCTGACAGCTGGTTCTGGGGCATGGGCTACTGGACCAGGGCCAACGCAGAAATTTGTCTGCTTGCCACAAAAGGCAAACCAAAACGTGCATCGACCAAGGTTCATCAGGTGGTCGATAGCAGAATAATGAAACACTCCCAAAAGCCAGACGAGGTTCGTGACCGCATAGTCCAACTGTGTGGGGATAAACCACGCAT